TCAACCTCTAACTTTTCTGTTCTTTGAGAAGTTTTTAACCAGTGAGCATCAGCTTTGGTCGCCTTTTCTCCACCCATCAAAGTTACTAATTTTTGTGCATTCTGTCTAGCAACATTCATATCTCTTGCCATACCTGGCAATGATAGGAAATTTTTTGCAATTATCTTTAGAAAAACAGAAGATAATGTGCCCCTATTTTTATTTTCTTTTTCTAGTGTGGGTTTTTTATCTAACATTTTTTATGTTGTGACATAAAAGTTTATAAAATCATCATTATATACTTCAGGTATTTTACTTTCTTTACCTTTGGTCATTCCTCTATTTTCATTATTTACTGGTGCATTTACAGTAGAACCAACATCAGCAGCAGATTCCATTCTCTGTTTTTCAGCTACATTTGATGATGCAGTTGACAATTCCGATCCAGACATTTTTGGTGTTATTGATTCTGATGATGGTGCAGAACTTCCACCAGAAGAACTAGGTGTCGATGAACCCCCACCAGAGGAACTAGATGACACTGAACCACCACCAGATGATTCTGTTCCTGTGGAAGGTTTAACACCCCACGCTTTAGCATTTTCCTTACCTATAGCATTTAAATTGTCATTTTGTTCTTTTTCTTTATCTAAAAATTCTTGATTTATTTTATCAATATCTGCTTGTGTAGTTTTTTCAGGATCTAATCTAACATCTCCTATCAATTTGTATGCTCTAGGGAAAATATAGTAACCAGTTGTTGGATCAATTTGCCATCCATCAGGTAGCTTTATTTTTTGTGGAGATGTTGTTGAACTGCTTGCAGATTTTTGTTCTCCCGCAACTTTACTAGGAGAGGTGTTTTTACTGTCTGAATCTTTTGTTTCAGTTTTCTCTTTGTTCAGAGATTTATCACCTTGAGTTTTTTTATCATCTTTCGATTCTTCTTTTGTAGATGATTTGGAAGCTAAACTCTTAAATGGATAAAAAGGACCTATAGTAAATTCTTTTGGAGCACCTAATTTCTGCATCCAATTTGGTAAAGGAAAAGAGATTTTTGGAATCCCAATGTTTTCTCCAATCCAATTTTTAATATCACTAATTACATTTGATACGGTTTCTATCACTGGATCCATGAAATCGGAAACAGTGTCAAACAATTTTTTTACTGAATCTTCGCCAAAAAAACCAAAAGTCAAGAAGTCAACAATCGCACCTAAACCAGCAATTATTGCATCTTTCAATGAACCTGTTTCTTTCCATTTATCGAACGCAGCAGTAATTCCTTTGAACAAAGAAATTAGAATTGTTGCGATTACAAAAACCTTACCTAAAAGTTTTAGTATTGCCATAGGATTGAATATGGACATTATTCCTTTCATCAATCCGTTTTTGAAAAAACCTAAAATTGAATCTAATAGCCCTCCGCCAGGTCCTTTTTCCGGCTTAGTTGAATCTTCACCTTGTTGTACAATAACTGTTGGCTTTGGTTCTTTATTTTCGAGGGCGGCTTCTCTTTCGTCTTCTTTTTGAAAAAATTCTAAGTCTTTAGCTCTTTCTTTCTCAGATTCAACCTCTAACTTTTCTGTTCTTTGAGAAGTTTTTAACCAGTGAGCATCAGCTTTGGTCGCTTTTTCTCCGCCCCAAAGTTTAACTAATTTTTGTAAATTTTGACGAAGAACGTTTGTGTCTCTCGCCATACCTGGCAAAGACATTGATTCTTTCGCGATTATTTTTAAAAAAACTGTAGAAGAATTTCCTACACTTTCTGGTTTACCACTTTCACTACCGGTACTACCGGTATTTTCTCCAACAGCTTTATCTGAAGTTTTTTTGACTAATCTTCCGCGCATGTACGCACTGAAAATATCGTCTCCTTTGAAAAGCGACCTGTAAAAATCTTTACCTAGACCTACGGCCTTTTTCTTTAAACCTTCTTTTGTAAGATATTCTTCCTTAAACTCACCAGCCCGGCCACTTATTGCTTCACCAAAACCTTGTCCAGATTCAAGTCTAGTTTTTAGTGAACCCCTAGAACTCAGTTTTTGTTTTAATTCTTTAGTATCATTATAACCGAGTTCTTTAGCTAAAAGGTCTAATATTTGTGTTTTTTTTGCCATTTTTTATTTTCTGGTTTGTTTTTGCAACTCTAATCTTTCTTTTTCTTCTTTCAGATAATTCATCAACAAACTCAAGTAAATACTTCTTTCCCATGGCAACATATTCTCAATTTCAGTCAAGCTATATTTGTGGTGCTGCATTAAAGCAAAATTTGTTTCAAAGTAGTTCTTTAATGTATCATAACGAAGTATTAGACGAAAAAATTTTGTAGGCCCTTTACAGAAATTTCATCTTTATATCCACACTTAGGGCAATCAAAATGCAAATCCTTTTTTATTTCTGGTACAGTATCAAAGAAAACTTTAATTTTTTCTAAATCTTTTTGTTGCAAACTATCTACAAATTCTTGCAATTCTTCTCTTGAAGAATCTTTTGCATAATAAATTTGTTCTTTATCGTAAATGTAATCAACACAGTCTACTAACATTTCCATCATAATTTCTTCTTCTTCTCGGCCATCGTATTTTTCGAGCAGTTCGAATGATGGATACTTCATGCAAATACCTAAGTTGTCAGTTAAGTTTATTTTATTTGTATGATTTGCATTTTTTGTTGGTGTAATCTCCAATAAATTCAATTTGAAGTCAACTGTTCCCTTACATTTAGTTTCTTCTCCGACTTCATTTTTAATATTGTTGTTGCATTTATACTTCAGTTCAACAACTTCTTCTACAGACCGAGCACGAAGGTTTAAGAACAACCATTCCAAATCAAACATTGGAAGGGAGTCAATATCAATTTCATCCAAAATACAATTCTTCAAAACTTGTCTAATAGTTCGAATTGTTTCTTTTGGATCATTTGATTCTGAAGCCATTAAAAATAATTTTTGTTCTTTGACAAGGAAAGGTCTAAAACGTATTTTCTTATCGTTTGAAATCAATTTCAACTCATATGTTGGTACATCAATTTTTGGTAAAGCCATTTTATCCTCGCTAATTTAAATTATAATGCATTTCCAAATGGTAGTAATCTCGCAGCAGCAGAACCAAATAATGATGCAGCTGCTGCACCTAAATCGTAATTTCCGTCATAAAGAACGCGATATTTTTGATATGCAATTTGAATAGATAATCTATGAAATCCATCTTCAGACCAACTTAGTGCTTGAGGTGCGACTCCAATAGGAAATGCATCCATAAGTTCAATTGCAAATATTTGTTTGATAAATTCATCGTATTGAATTATTTTTATATTGGTCAAATATCTAGAAAGTTGTCCTTTAGGAAATCTTAAATTATTTGTATCCGATGGCATAATACAATCAATCCATCTATCAAACAATTTTCTTTCGTAAAAATCATTAGTGCAGACAAAAGTCAAGGTAGTATCTGCATACATTGTTTGATAAGGTACCTTAAAAGTTGGACCATAGATTTTAACATCGGCAGTTTGTAATGTTCTTCCTGGGAATTCAGCGGCTTCGCATTGGAGTGACAAATATCTCGAAAGCGTTGAATTTGATGTTTTTGAAAGTTCGTCTTGCTGACCTTGTCGGCCAAAAACACCGTTCAAAGCATCACTCACATCTGTAAATACAGAATTTGGTAAGTTTATTATTTTGTCTATTACAGAATTCGTAACAAACTGATTGACATAAGGTGGTATTGGCAATATTACTTGAAATCTTGATGGTTTAGCAAGACCATCTTTACTTCTTACATGTGCTAGAAAAAGATTTGGAGAGAAAGACATTTAAAAACTCTTTTTAGAATCAGCCCAAACATGGACTTGTGATTTTTTGACGAATTGTTCTACTGGAAGAAGCGCAGCAATATCCCATTCGTTTGCATCTATTTCTAAAAATCTAGATTCGATGTGACTGAACAGATATCTTTTTATGCATGGTTTTGCTTCAAATGCATTAGACATAGCTTTCAAAGAATCATAATTAATCATGAATTTCGTCTTTTCATCATATCTTGTATTTGACAATGTTGAACTCAATTTGTCTAAAAGTATAAGTCGATATTTTGGATGCAGATAATGCAAATTGAGTCCGAGAAAACCGTCTGGATACATTTCAATCGGTATTACTAGAGGGAAGGTATCAAAATAAGGTAATTTGTCCGCAGTTTTTGGATTGTAAAAGTAAAAATACATTTTACCAATGATAGTTTTACCTTTTAACCTTTGTCTGTCCGACAATAGTTCGTTTCGCGAAGGTCTTAGGTTTTTAACTTTTGCACGAAGCCAATCTCTTGCAGCATTGGTTCTGACTGTCAGACCTTCTTTTGCAAGGGATTCTTTGATTCTGTCGATTAGTTTTTTGGCCATCGACTATTTATACTAAATCCCTAGGTCTTTCTCTGTGATGACTTTGAATTCCCAACCATGGTCTTTGCAAAATTCAGTTGCAGCTTTCCACTTTGATTGATTTATCACATATGTTGCCGACTCATTGATAAATTTTTGCGTTCTTCTTTTTTGTTCTGGTTGTTTCGTTTGTTTTTCTGGTTTGACTTCGAGTACATATGTCATGACTGAACCATCTTTGCGCTTTGTCTTCACAACAAAATCTGGAAAGTATCTGCGTTTTTTATTTTGTATTGGATCATAATATGGTATTATTAGTTCTTCTGAACACCACCAAATAACGTTTGGATTTTCGTCCAAATATTTCATCACTCTCAATTCCCAACTGGAACGATAGATGACGTTATTTGCATCGCCGTTATATTTGTTCGCGTTTTTAGGTTTAAATCTTCCTTTATATGACATAAATAATATTTATCAACAGACAGGAAATAAAAATGCCTCTCTTCGGCTTTTCAGATATAGAATTCAATAAAAATAGTTCGTCCAGAAGTGGACCACTAGCTCCACTTTTTGGAAGCGAATTTCAATCCACATCTTATCGTTATCCTTTAGATTTGGGAAATTATGATAAGGGACATTATATGGTCTTCTATGTCAGGCAACAAAAGAAAACAGCATTTAAGTCGAGACTCGCTTCAGAAGGTTCTATCGACCAAGCAGGATCAGTTTCTTCACTTTCTATACCAAATATAAACGCAAATTCACTCTCTTTATCCAATGAATTAACAAATGCATTAAATCGAGGTATTTCTCAAATTAGTGGAGCATTCAATGATGTTGCATCCAAATTAGGATTTTCCAGTTCTAGTGGTGCATTGGGAAGTATTAGTAATATTTTTGGAAATTCAAACGTAAACTTTGGTGGCAATTCTGCTGCAACTCAACAAGTGATTGATAATTCTATTAAAAATATTGTAGATAAGAATGCAACTTTTAGAACAACACAATTAACAACTGATGCTATAGCACTTTATATGCCAGATACTCTCGCATTCACATATTCTCAAAGCTATGAAGATATGTCGATTGGCGGTGAACTTGGTGGCAAAGGTTTAGCAGCAATAAAATCTGCTATAGATGAATATGAAAAAGGTGGCGGGAGTTCTAATGGCGCGGCCGCTTTCAAATCTGCAATATCATCTCTTG